GTCTTCATTTTTATTTTTTCTAAAAATGGATGGTACACTGCAATCTTGGCTTGAACTATGACTAAGTGCTATGCTCTAGTGTACAGCCTCTTTGTAGCATGTTAGTACTCGCATGCAGCATTCCGGTATTTTGTTTTTGGGGGGTTAGTGCCAGGGGAGATTACCGGTGCTAGAGGGCCAACCGCTATGCGGTGATAAAGCGTTTGCGAGACGCTAGAGAGTGATGATACGGATGTCAGTTAGGTATCACATCACTCCTCTCATCATCAGGCGTTCACTTTGCAGCCTTTGACGCCTTGCGCTTATCGCGATCGGAAGGCATATTGTCGACAAGTTCGTTAATAGCCTTCAGGTGAACTACAGGATCCGGAGATTTGTCGGGCGATGATTGCCAGGGCTGACCAGGTGTGGACTGGTCGTTGGGCTGCTGCCCAGGCTTGCTGTCCTCCAAAGAGGAATCGCTGGAACTTGAAGATGAGTCCGGATCTGTCTTCGCTCCGTATGGTAGACACCATGTGTTCTTGATGGAGCGGTAATAGGCAATTTTGTCGTTGAGCGTGACAAGGTCGACCATGTCGTCTTCGCCGTACGTTGACTCCTTGAATCTCTGTAGCCTGCAGAGCTACGCGTTACGGTTAACATAGCCGTGATCCTTGTTCAACATCAGCAAAGCTCCCGCCTCCAGAGCAAACTTCGCCATCTCTAGACCGTCTTGCAAATCGACGTTTTTCATCATGTTCGTTGCCGTGTTCATCAACGTGTCGAAGAACCCTGCTTTGGGCTCCTCCACGGGACGGGGAAGGCCCTGCTTTGTGGAAGACAGGGGACGAACATAACTTTCCAGTAAGGAAGGAGATGGGCGAATGTTGACAGACTTGGTAACGGGTGAGAGAGGGGCAGTTTTGCCGCTAGTCTGTCTTGTACGGAGACTCTAGGAGAACGGGTCGGCTTAGATCTTGTTGAAGGCGAATACAGCGTGTGCCGCGGAGGCAAGCTGGAAGGTGTTCGTCGAACCACTACTAGGATCTGTAAATGGCGCTTCGAATATCATTCCAGAGACGTACTCGCTCGAGAGGTAGCCGATAGCTTGTTCCCACGCGTAATTGGTCCCAGTGGTCCAAGATCCAAAATCGCTGTTAAGGTGAGCACAGAGATTGTGATTCACAATAGCATTCTTCATTTGGAAATTTGTTCCACCTGGGTCCTTGACGTTCTGTACGGACTTTACGGACGTGAGAAGGTCGTTCACGGACAATTCAGCATTACCTTGAGCGGTGACGAGAGAACCGACGGGTATCTCGAAATGACGGATGATTCCGCTCTTGGTGAAGTCTGTACCTAGCAAAGCACCACTAAACTCTAGGGCCCAGTTGAACCCATTCGAGGAGATTGTGGAGCCGTCGCTTCCCAACAGATCGTAAAGCGACCACGCGTCTAGACCCTGGCCAGTGGAGCCTGGGCCGAAGAAGTCTAGAAAGTGGAAGAATCCTCCGTCGGGATAATCCGTTTGGTACATGAGTAAGCCTCCCAGCTTAGGAGCGTTGACGGCATCTGGTCCGAGCATCTTGAACATGGATAGGACCGCGCAACTCGCGATTACCGTGTATCTACGCGTCCCCAGTGGGAGAAATTGTCCTGTGTCTGCACACCTGCAGATCGAAACAGTCTGGTCTTTGCGCACCGACGTGTTTGTCAGTGGAGTGATCTCGTTGTTGTTCATAAAATACGGCGCGGCGAATCTGGGATCTATTTTTGAACAGAACATGAGATCCCAACCTGACTCTCGGGTTTCGTGCATTCGGTGTCCTCTGTGCTTCAACTCCGGATCTACCTTGTTGAGGGCTTTTTCGACAGCGTGATCGAACGCTTCGTTGTGCCTATGATGTCTGGAGTGTTCTGGCCTGTGGTCCGCATTCGGAGGTATGGCCGGTCGTAAAGCGCTAGGATGAGGGGCATTCTGCAGATTAGCAGCACTCTGGTAGTACTGTGTCTGCCGGGCACGTTTAGGTTGGCCTCTGAGTGGTGGGGCCGTTTTCATCTGTGCCTGATTGTTTCCCGCCTTGGGTGGGTTCTGAGCAACTGCTTGCTTCTTCTGATTTTTGGGGGGTGCATTCACCTGTCGGCGGTTTCTCTACTATTTGGGGCGTTATTGTTTGTTTCGGGGCATTTGAATAAGATTATTCAAGCGAAACGGATGGACACGGCAAGCTCAGCACTCCAACGGATGGAATGCACGCCCCATATTTCGCAGTCTCAAGTCTATTAAAACCAGAAAGCTTGAGAGAAGTAGAGATGTTGATGTTGAGCTTGTCGGCAATGTACCCCTCAAGCTCATAGCCAGAAGACTAATAAGCGTGAACAACGCATTGTGTTTGACAGAGCTTGTCAATACAGGCTTGCGTGTTCTCGGGGGGGGTATGCCAGATGCATTACTCTAGGATAATGTCCTCAAGATGTCTAGAGATCCTTTCGGTTCTAACCTAGACAAAGGATCCTGCTTTATGCAGATATGGATTCATCAAAAACTCAATGTTCTTATCAGAGACGATTTATTTGTCATAGAGTGCCTTGCAAGGGTCTCTGATCATTACCCAAGAGCCCCGAGTGCCGTCAGGGGCGAAGGATAACTTAGAACAGAAGCTGGTCTCCCAGAAGTTTCTTCCGATGTTGATTTTCTTGATGCACTATCCACAGCCGGCCCGGTTGGGAACATCAAGCCCAGTCTTAGGGTCGGTTACGGTAGCATCGGAAGTGCGAGTGCTGTTTCGGAGAATTGACTCTCTTATAGCATCCGTGTATTTGGGATTGCAGAAGATGTTGACGTCGTCGCCGCTAGCAATGATAAAGACTTTACCGTTGCTAGGTAGCCATGGTTCCATTATTCCTGCTTCGCGGCAGTAGTAATATGCATACATGAGGGACCGCAGGGTGCCACCGAGTGTGGTCTTGGTAGCATGCCCAGAGACTGTGACTCCGTACAACTCAATATGCACGAAGTCTTCCCATGGTTTGAGGTTCTTTTTGTGTTGTGGGAAGTCTCTCCTGAATACGCTTTTTGTGCGGGTATTCCATTCGGGTCCTTTGAAATCAGGATAGTAGACGAAGACATCAAACTTGTCATTTTTCAATGCTGTCATGACGCTCTTCAACAATACCTTAGGGTCTCTGCCGAGACGAAGATAAGGTCTAAGAACGTCAATCCAGTTATCCAGGATCCGCTTAATAGCAGGCTCGAGTTTGTCCCAGAGGTAGTCATCGGCGCCCATGAGCGGGCGAAATTGAGAAGAATCGAAACCGGAACCGTCAATGTCGAAAACGTTCCAGTCGTCATCGATTTGGCTCGAAACAATTCGGACTATCTCAGACGGCGACATCGCCTGAATAAATCCAGGGAACATCGCCTTGAGGAGCGGGAAAAGCTGGTTTTGTATGGCATGAAGAGGGCCGTTTCCGTAATACGTTGAGGCACATACAAGTCGCGGGCGCGCGCTTGTTCCTTCAATGAATCCATTCTCGATTCTGAAATCTGATCCGAGGTAAGTCTCCCCGGTCTTGTTCATGCCTTAAAAACTGCGTGTCAGCACGAAGTCCTTGCTTGTTGTCAGGAACTTGTGTATCACGGTGCTGTACTTGACTTTCTTCCCACTATCGAAATTGCTCTGTTTAAAGACGTACTCAAACGGGCAGCGCCTTTCAATTGTATTGATATCAAGGCGACTGCAAGCCTCGTCGATGGCCATTCGGAAGGTTTGGCGATACTTAGGCAAGCATTTGGGGTCATACTTCTAACTTGACCCAAGCAGGCGGCAAATTGCGTGTACTATATTGGTGCATGTCTTATGAGAGAACTCAATCGACTTGACCGGTTTCCCGGTAATCGCATCAATTATAGCACTGCCAGATTGTTTCGCTACCTTCGTCTTCATCGCGTCTTCATATTTCACCCAGGTTTTGCGCTTGATCGACATTATCCCGTCACGTTTGAGCAGACTATCACAGTGTTTCAGCAGACACTTCATGACTTTTTGGCGGTAATCTCTAGCCCCAATGTCGACGCATGTTATTTCATTGGGGTTGCTCAGTGTCCGACGTAGCTAACTGGTGAGGGCCTTATTAACAAAAGCTTGCTCAGCAGGAACATCTTTCTCGCTAGCTGTGATTTGCTTGATCCGTTTACGGAATCTCTGCTTTCGTGGCGGGGGGGGAAAAACGCCCGCTAGGATCTTACTAACAATTTCTTGCTTCGATTCTCCCAGCGCTTAGCGGACGTTATGTAGTCTGGCTGTATGTGATACGTGATTACCTACTTCACCTGGCACATCCCCAGGTGCCTGTAGGTTGCCGGTTTCCTTAGACTCGCCAGACTACGAGGTCTTGGATAACTCGACTTATTGCATCACAGTATCAGAAATGTCGATGAGCTTTTTGGCGCGACCCTTCATTTCGTCGTTAAATTGTTTATCATGCTCACTGATGACTTACAGCGAGTTGCCATAAGTACATATAAAGCCATGAGTGTCTACGTGTTGATCGTAGCGTCTTTGCATCTCCAATGGCTTTTTGAGGGACTACTTGATGACGTAGTCGTGCTCCATGATAGGATTCGGCAGGCAGTTTTCCTCCAGTTTGTGAAGGCGTCTCTGGAGAAAGCCTGCATTGGCCCCTATTAGCAATAACTACCGGTGGGTAGAGGCATCCTTATAAGCCGCGTCCTCTCTTAATTGTCGTCTGTCATTGTTTAGTTCGATGACGAATGCATCTCTGAGCTTGCGCTTCATGCAGCAGACGGTCTCCCGGGATGTCTGGATCCTGGGGAGATGGAGGTGCGCTCTGGAAACAGGAAATAGAAATTGGACTGTTGATACTAATTCCTGTATTCTCTTAATAACCGCGACGTTAGTAGGAGCATCGTCGTCGGGATTGAGAAGAGCGCCCTGCTCAGGGTATAGGGAGTCTAGCGATTCGAAGCATAGTCTCCCCACACGGGCAGATTTCTCTGCAAT